ACAGAAATATTTGGAAGCAAAAAGTTCTCGGATTTGTTGAAAGACATCTACGATAACCAAAAGAAGAAAGATAGACAAATCAATCTTCTTATTGCTGATTTGAAGCCACTTATCACAAACATAGGTGACGCTGCTCTTCTTGTGCCTGTTATCAAGGACTATATGGAAGTATCTGTTAAGAATGATGAGCATCTTGTAAAGATGGCTGCTGTTGTTCAACGAATGGTTTCAAACAAGGGAGAAGAAGGTAATTCTTTCTTAACAGATGAAGAAAAGGATGCTCTTCTAAAAGAGATCAAATCAATCGGTGATTCAGTAGAGGAAATCAAAGTAAATGAACCCCCAAAAGACGATACTCAACGGACAGGAATATGAGCTAGTAACAGCCGAAGTTGTTGATGTAGATTTTTCGGGTAAAGATAAAGAAAAATTATACACAATAAAATGTAAAATTCTAAGTTCATTCGGCTCACAGGCATCCATAAGCACAATTCAAGCACGTGCACTCGATGCTAACTTAAAAAATATTCCAATAGCTGGTGAAGTTGTACTGCTCCTAAAAGGACCAACTGCATATAACTCTTATCTTGGAAACGGTCAAGAGTATTATTTCACAAATCCTATATCAATACAAAGTTCGGTTCATCTTAACGGATTACCTGGTGTATCTGAAACTTTATCAAAAACAGATTCAAAAAATAAAGAAAAAAGAGAAAACTCTCAGGTTGGTGTTGTAACTAAATCATCAAAAAATAAAGCAACGGGAACAACAATAGATCCAACTTTTGGTGAGAGACTTGATGTAAGACCCGTTCAACCTTATTCTGGTGATATTATTCTTGAAGGTAGATGGGGACAATCGATTCGATTTGCTTCAAGTATTGATGAGAGACGAAATTATCCAATACCACCGTATTGGAAACCTGGATTGGGTGGTATTGGAAATCCAATACTTGTTATTTCAAATGGAAATAATGCCGGTAAATCAAAAGAAAACGAATTTATTGCTGAAAACCCAGATACAGACGATGCTTCAATATGGATGACATCTGGTCAATCCGTGAAATTCACACCAGCATCTACATACACACCTTCTATAAAAGACAAGAGTGTTGATTTGTATGTAAAGAATCAGTTTGGTGGAAATCAAGTTATAATTGCGTCAGACCGTTTAGTTTTCAATGCACGGAAACAAGAATTGATTGCTTTTTCAAAGGAAGGTATAGGTCTTTCCTCTGAAAAGGCAATTTCTATTGATGGTAAACAAGTGGTTGAAACTGAATCAAAACGAATAAATCTTGGTATAAACGCAAAATCACCAATTCTTCTCGGCGACCGTACTATGGATTGGTTAAATGAGTTGTGTAATATACTCTCTAGTTTTTTAACCACTGTTACTCAATTAACCGTACCAACCGGAGTCGGGCCTTCTGGGTTTCCAATAAACAACCCAGCGTTTATAAATTTGAAATCCCAAGTAAAAGGAATACAACAGAAGATTGAAAAATTACAATCCCAACTTGCATTTGTAAACGAGTTCAGTAGTGGTCCTAGTGAAGAAGCGAAGGCAAAAGAACAAGAAAGAGAACAAAAACAAGAACAAAGAAATCAAGGTCAAGAGCCCGTAAGACCAAAATCTGATCCAAATGAAACCTCACTTTCTCCACGAGATATACAAACTGGGACTGAGTGGCAAGGGAATACTCTGTGGGATCCAAATAGGAATAGAATGTATGGTATTCGTGATAAAGACACTATCACTTGGTTCTATGATAAAGAATGGCAAAAATATGTTAACAACATGGGAGACTATGATGTTATAGATCCAATCACAGGTGAAAAGATAGATGGACTAAATGTAGACCCAGACTTTACAAAGGGGTCGACTACATTTGATAGTGATTTTATGGATTCTGTTGCGGAAGGTGACGTAGGTGCGGTTGAAAATAATCAACAATTCCCAGACCCTAGTGAAGTAACTGGGGAAGAAAAACCAACGGAATGAGTGAATTAATCATGGAACAAGAACAAGAAACAAATAGAGGTGTTATTGCTGGTGAGTCTATTGAAGAAGACATCATAACTGGAGCTGTTGTTAAGTCTGCCAGAAATGGTGGTAAAACAATCTTTAATACACCATCCGGTGGTGAACGTCTAAAAAAGAATAAAGCAAGAAATAAAGGTGTATCATCTCAACTAACTGGTCCTGGTGATGTTTACACATCAGCACAAGATAAATTAAAGTCTGTTTCTAATCCAGCAACTAAACAAGATTTAGTGAAAAGAATAAAAGAAATGCCAGATAGAATGTTGCCACAATTTATTAAACCATATGCAGATTTGATGGTCAATAAATTTGGAATAGATACTCGTGAAAAGGTTGCAAACTTTCTTGGACAAATATCAGCGGAAAGTATACGGGGTGTAACAGAATATGTTTATTACACATCGGAAAAATCTTTGAGAAAATCGTTCGGTGGTAGAGTAAGACGTGAAGACCCAAATAACTTCTTGTATAAAGAATCAAAGCTTTCAAACTATGGATTTGGTATAACACCGTGGTCTGTAAATGGTATGAGTGATGCGTATTACGGTAGTCGTTCTGGGCCAACTAATGGAAATACGTTCAATAAAATATCACAGGCGGTGAACACAAAACAAAATGTTAAAAAAGGAACACCACCACCTAACGGACAGATAGACCCTGGATTTTACAAAGGAAGTACGGAGGGGTATGCGTATAGAGGTCATGGTGTGATTCAAATAACTGGTAAAATACAATATCAACGTATGAATGAAATGTTTGGACAAAATGGTTCATTCGAAAAAAATAATGTAGACTTTTTAAAGAACCCAGAATTGATCTCTGAAAATCCAAAGTTTGCTTTTTTAAGTGCACTTATGTGGTGGGAAAACCATAGAGGGGTCTATATAAATAATGTTAGTTTGGGAACAACAAAAACAATAACTGCTGCGGTTAAGGGGTCATCTGATGGTTATCAATACCGCCATAAAAATGTAGAACGATATTTTTATTTTCTTGTTAATGGTAATGCTGGATTTGAAATTGATAACACCGGAAATGTTATACCAAAAGGATTTAAGTATGGTAAGTTGAAAACAAGAGCAGACGTTCCTCAATTATCAAACCAACAAAAATCATCAATCTTTGGTTCCATATCATATAGGCCGACTGGTGGTGATTATATCCAAATAACAAATAATTTTGAAAGAGACAACATAAAATTTGTAAGAATACCGCAATTAAGAAAATTTGGATTAGAAGGTACAAATTTTCATTTTAGAGGTGAAGATCAGTTGAAGGGTCTTTGGAATGAGTGGGATCAGTTGGGTCTATTAGACACAGTTATAACTTTTAGTCCAAAGGCATATTCACCAAGATTTGTTAGACACACTCGTGGGCCCAATCGTCCTTTGAGTAGTCATGCGTGGGGTATTGCATTTGATATAAACATGGCGTGGAATGATATGGGAAGAACACCTGCTTTAATTGGAAAACAAGGTTCGGTAAGACAACTTGTTGCTTCCGCTATAAAATGGGGATTTTTCTGGGGTGGGTGGTGGTCTGGTACTCCTGACGGTATGCACTTCGAAATAAGTCGTCTAGATTATAAGTAAAAATATAATAACTACTTAATTATTAGTATAACACAAAATTTTAAGGGTGAATAGATGGATACAAAGGCATTTTTAAAAGAAATTCGTTCTATCATTAGAGAAGAAATCGAATATGCAATGGACAAGAGATTAAAAGAATCTCAAAAGAAACCTGTTCAGGAAACAATACAACATGGTGTTTCTCTTTATAAGCAAGCAACAAATGGAATGGTTCAAAAAACACAACCAAAGAAGAAACAACCAGTTGGAAACTCCAAGTTTTCAGCAGTACAGGACATACTTGAAGAAACTCGTCGGGGTTTACAAGAAAATTATGACCCAAATAATTACGATGGTGGAGAAGAAATGTTTTTTAATTCCAATTCATTAAATGCATTTGCAAATAACAGAAGTGGAGTAATTAACGCAACACCATCTGGTGTAAATCCAAATGAAGTTGCTCCCGAAGTTGCACAAGCTCTCACCAGAGATTATTCTGCACTGATGGCAAAAATTAACGAAAAGAAAGGGAGATAATAATTGGCTCGATTTAGAAGAAAGAGTATCATTATAAATGAGCCAAGCTCTTCTATAAACTATTACACTAAACCTATTGGTGTAACAATACCTTTCAATAATCCGAATGGTATATTTTTTCAAAGCTATACAAATAGACAACAGGCATTTTCAAACGTCAAGAATCTTCTTTCTACCGCTAAAGGGGAGAGATATATGCAACCTGACTTTGGAAGTGAATTGCGGTTCATTTTGTTTGAAAATATAAACAGTGAAGGTGATTTGGAAGAAAAGATAAAGGGTGATATAATATCTGCAATAACAACTTGGTTGCCATACTTGAACATTACTCGTTTGGATGTAAACTTTAATATGGCAGATGACGGTAGAGTCGATGACCCGTATCATGCCATTGGTATATTTCTCGAACTCAAAATCACGGGAACGAACATATATTTACCCATTCAGATATTTATATCTGATACAGGTAATTTACGGATTCAAGAGGCACAAAACTAATGGCGGATTTAGTAAAAAAAGACATCAGGTATCTCTCAAGAGATTTCCCTTCGTTAAAGCAAAACCTCATAGATTTTGCCAAGAATTATTTTCCAGATACCTACCAAGATTTTAATGAATCATCTCCTGGTATGATGTTTCTTGAGATGGCTGCTTATGTTGGTGATGTACTGTCTTATTATACAGATACAGCACTACAAGAGTCGTTGATACTTCAAGCATCAGAACGTCAGAATATTTTAGACATTGCACAATCTCTTGGTTATAAACCAAAGACAAATATTGCTTCAAATGTAAAGTTAGACGTATTTCAAATTATTCCAGCGATTGGTAGTGGTGTAAATAATAAACCCGACTTTTCATACGCATTTGCAATAGAACCTGGAATGGTGGTTGCATCAGATAATAGAAATATATCTACGGAATTTAGAACAACTGATTATCTTGATTTTAAATTTAGCAGTTCATTCGATCCAACTGAAGTAACTATTTTTGAAGTCGATGATATGACAAACGAACCAACATTTTATCTTCTTAAAAAGTCAGCCAATGCCGTCTCTGGTGTAATTAAAACCAAGACATATACATTTACCGACCCAAAACCATATGATAAGATTGAATTAGAAGAATCAACTTTAATAGACATATTATATGCAATCGACTCGGATGGGAACAAATGGTATCACGTTCCATTTTTGGCACAAGATACTATTTTTGAACCAACACCAAACATTGCTCGTAATGATAGACAATTATCAACATATAGAGAAGAAACACCATATCTCTTGAAGTTGAGAAAAGTATCAAGAAGATTCTCAACTAGACAACTTGACAATGGTAAAACAGAAATTCAATTTGGTGCCGGCGTATCTGATTTGGATGACGAATTGTTGATACCAAATCCAGATTTAATCGGTTCATCTTTGATTGGTATGGAATCTGTTGCATCTATCGATATTGACCCGTCAAATTTTCTATACACAAAAACATATGGTCTTGCACCAAATAACACCGAACTTACTTTGTATTACACAACTGGTGGTGGTATAAAAGATAATGTTCCAAGTGAAACAATCACACGATTAAAAACAAGAAGTATTTTACTAGATGAGACGGGATTAAATCAAAATCTCTATCGTCAGGCAATCGGTAGTTTAGCCGTAACGAACGCAGAACCAGCGGTAGGTGCAAAACAAAGTGAAACTGTTGATGAAATTCGTCAGAATGCACTTGCTTACTTTGCTTCACAAAATCGTGCGGTAACAAAGGAAGATTACATTATACGTGCTTATAGTTTACCACAAAAATATGGTTCAATTGCAAAGGCATACATAACAAAAGATGACCAATTAACAGCTGAGTCAATATACAATAGTGACCGTGTTGTTAATCCACTTGCACTTAACTTTTATGTTCTTGGGTATGATTCGAACGGTAATCTTACAAGAATAAATGATGCAACAAAAGAAAACTTAAAATTGTATCTTGGTCATCATAGAATGTTGACAGATGCAATTAACATTAAAGATGCTTATATTATCAATCTTGGTATAGAGTTTGACATAATAACGATGCCAGACCAAAATGGTAATCAAGTTATACTTCGTTGTATAGACAGATTGAAAAAATACTTTGATGTCAAGAAATGGCAAGTAAACCAACCTATTGTAATTAGCAACATTTACACAGAACTTGATAAAGTCGAGGGTGTACAAACTGTTGTTGATGTTAGAATAGTTAATTTGTATGACCCAACATTGGGTTATTCTGGAAATGCTTACGATATTCAATTGGCAACAAGAGATGGGATACTTTTCCCATCACTTGACCCGTCGATTTTTGAAATCAAATATCCTAACAATGACATCATTGGTAGAGTGAGGGCGTTCGGATGATATACACACTTTATGCACAAAAAGACGCAACTATTTATGAAAAATCCGAAACAAAAAATACTGGATTGGATTCTGTTCTTGAATTAACTCATGAATACAACGGTACTTCAAAATACAATAGCCGTGTCTTATTGAAGTTTGATACGGCACCACTCCAAGAAAAAATAAACTCTGGGAAAATACCACTTTCTACTGCAAAATACTATCTTGCACTTCGATCAACAGAAGTTAGAGAAATACCACAGGAATATACTGTATACGCTTATCCGTTGAGTTCTTCATGGACAAATGGAACAGGTCGTTATTATAATACACCGGTAACAACTGATGGTGTATCGTGGAAATACAGAACATCGAAGTCCACGGGAATCGAGTGGGAAATACCACCTGCAATTATAGATTACGAATGGGACAGTATATCACAAACTTGGGTAGATGCAAATATACTTTTTGGTGTAAATTTGACAGCAAATATTACCTCATCTTACTTTACAACAGAAGGTGGTGGTACATGGTGGAATTTTGATAATCTTGAATGTACACAATCATTTACATACGAGTCTTCTGATATTTACATGGATGTCACTCAAATTGTAAAAAAATGGGTAACTGGTTCTGGTAGATTTAACAACGACGGTATGATTCTAAAATTCAGTAATGATATTGAATCATCAACAGAAACATATAGTAGTTTGAAATTTTTTGGAACGGATAGTAATACAATATATGTTCCGAGACTTCACATTGTTTGGGACGATTCATCATTTACAACTGGAAGTTTGACGCAGGTATCTGATGAAAATCTTTTGTTGAATGTTAAACTCAAAAAGTCATACACACAAAATGAAAAGGCGAAAATTCGTATAAATACGAACACAAGATACCCACAGAAACAATATACAACTCAATCGTATTATACTAAAAATTACTATATTCCAACATCATCCTACTACGAAATTAGGGATGCACATACAGACGAAATAATCCTACCATTTAATAGTACAGGTTCAAAAATAAGTTGTGATTCCGATGGAAACTATTTTAATCTTTGGATGGATTCATTTCAACCAGAAAGATTTTATCGCGTAGTTGTAAAAACAGAAACAGACGGTGGAGATACAGTCCAGATTTTTGATAACAACTATTACTTCAAGGTTACAAGATGAGTACCCAAGTTGATTTGGTAAAGTTTCTTTTCCTTGCAGACATCGATATAAATCAAGCGGAATATATCCTTGATAATTTTCCAAATTTTACGATGAATACCTATGATGAATTTTTCGAATTCTTCAAAAGTAATGGTATAAAATTACAACGATATAAGCAAACAACTTCGGATGAAAGATTAAATCTCCTTGAAAAGTTTAAGTCTTTTAAACAAGGTTATGAGTATGAGATTGTTAAAAAGTTTATAAATGAACAGAAACAAGCATCATCGTTGTTAGGTACAAGAGATGCACAAGCCATAAAAAATGCAATAAACAGTATATCACAATATGACTTGGATGCTTTCGATTACTATATCGTAAGAAAAATCTTAACGGGAAGTGAGACTGGCGTTCTACCATCAGAACAACTTAAAACTTTGTTGGAAGAACTGATAAAAGTAAACACGGATATTTTTGCGGAAGACGTAGAACTAGTCAGAGATGAAAACGGCAGACTTATGTCTTACCAAAATATATTCCGAAATAAAGGAAGAATTAAAGTTCCTATACTTGACGAAAGATTTACAACAAAGAGATTTA